GGAAGTGCTACAACACATTTTCCTTTTTGGCATCAAGAGATTGAAGACATCCTTGTACTGAAAAACAACAAAGGCACAGAAGACAATCGTGTACGTAAATTAGATTATTCTATTCAACTTAATAAAACTATGTATGAAAGGCTGTTAACCAGCGGCAACATAAGCCTTTTCTCGCCACATGATGTGCCAGGGTTATACGAAGCATACTTTGGTGATCCTGATGAGTTTAAAGAACTTTATGAAAAATATGAAAGAGCTACTTCAATCAAGAAGCGTTCTATTCCCGCTATGGAACTGTTTTCAGCATTAATTAAAGAACGTGCTGAAACAGGACGTATATACATAATGAACGTTGATCACTGTAATACACACAGTTCATTCAAAGACAAAGTGTACATGAGTAACTTGTGTCAAGAAATTACTCTACCAACCAAGCCACTAAACCATATTGACGATAAAGAAGGTGAGATTGCTTTATGTATCCTTAGTGCAATTAATGTTGGTACACTTAAAGAACTAGATGACTTAGAAGAACTATGCGAACTAGCAGTTAGGGCATTAGAAGAAATAATTGATTACCAAAGATACCCGATCCAAGCGGCAGAAATTAGCACAAAGGCTAGACGTAGTTTAGGTATAGGATATATTGGGCTTGCACATTATCTTGCAAGACATCAATTATCATATAGCCATAAAAGAGCTTGGAAGAAAGTACATGATCTATCAGAAGCATTCCAATATTATTTGTTAAAAGCATCTAATAAACTTGCAAAAGAAAGAGGAGCATGTGACTACTTTGCACAAACTAAATATAGTGATGGCATACTGCCGATCGATACTTACAAAAAAGAAGTTGATGAGCTAGGAGACTTTAAGTTAAAATATGATTGGGATTCTTTACGCAATGACATACGACAGCACGGTTTACGGCACAGCACATTGTCCGCACAAATGCCTTCAGAGAGCAGTTCCGTTGTGTCGAACGCAACAAACGGAATCGAACCACCTAGAGGTTACTTGTCCGTTAAGAAGTCCAAAAAAGGGCCTCTTAAGCAGGTTGTTCCTCAGTACCAATCGTTAAAACAATATTATACTTTGCTATGGGATATGCCTAGCAACGAAGGATATATTAACATTGTAGCAATGATGCAAAAGTTCTTTGATCAAGCTATAAGTGGCAACTGGAGTTACAATCCAACACACTTTGAAAACAACGAAGTGCCAATGAGTGTAATGATAGGTGATTTGCTAAACACGTATAAGTATGGATGGAAAACTTCTTATTATCAAAACACATATGATTATAAAACAGATGGTGATGTGGTAGAGGAAGTAAAACAGCCTGTAGCTAGAGATGAGTTTGCAGGTACAGATGAAGAGTATGATGAACATTGTGAGGCATGTGCAATATAAAGGTTGACTTTGCACTTATACAATGTTATAATACATTTAGATAAAGAGGATATAGAGAAAAAAAATGGCTAAGACAGTATTTAATCAAGAAAAAGTAGACTTTACAAAGAGCACTATGTTCTTTGGACCAGATCAAAACACACAAAGATATGATGTGTTTAAATTTCCCGAGTTTGATAAACTTAATCAAACTATGTTAGGTTACTTTTGGAGAGCTGAAGAAGTTTCTTTACAAAAGGATAGAGCAGACTATCAATTGTTCCGTCCAGAGCAAAAGCATATCTTTACAAGTAATTTAAAGTATCAAACATTATTAGATAGTGTACAAGGACGTGGACCTAGTCTAGCTTTTCTGCCATATGTATCTTTGCCAGAACTAGAAGGTTGTATTGTTACTTGGGACTTCTTTGAAACAATTCATTCACGTTCATATACACACATAATGAAAAATGTGTATCCAGATCCAAGTGAAGTATTTGATACTATCTTAGACGATAAAGAAATTTTAAAAAGAGCAACAGCAGTAACAAAGAACTATGATGCATTTACTGAAGCGGCTGATCTTTGGTTCCATAAAGGCGAAGGTTCGTTACGTGATGTCAAAAAGAAGATGTTCCTTGCTATGATGAATGTAAATATATTAGAAGGACTACGTTTTTATGTTTCCTTTGCATGTACATTTGCATTTGCAGAATCTAAAGTAATGGAAGGTTCAGCAAAAATTATTAGTTTAATTGCACGTGATGAAGCAACACATCTTAATTTATCAACTCATGTATTAAAGCATTGGTTGAAAGGTAATGATGATCCAGAAATGCAAAGTGTTGCTAAAGAGTGTGAAGAAGAAGTATTGGCTATGTGGCAAGAATGTGTTAACGAAGAAAAGGCTTGGGCGAACTATCTATTTAAAGATGGTGCAATAATTGGTTTGAATGAAGAACTGTTGCATCACTATGTAGAATGGATCGCAAACAAAAGACTAAAAGCACTTGGATATAAAACATTGTTTGATAGACCAATTAATACAAACCCACTACCTTGGACACAACATTGGTTGAGTTCGTCAGGATTACAAGTGGCTCCACAAGAGACTGAAGTAGAGTCATATATTATTGGCGGCATCAAGCAGGATGTAGACAAGGATTCACTGAAAGGATTTAGTCTATAATGCAAGAAGTAGTAATTTATAGCAAGCCGCATTGTCCTTCATGCGTAAAGGCAAAGGCTGTATTTGATAAAATGAATGTCGAATACAAAACATTTACACTTGGTACTGATATTCAGCCAAGTGAACTTATGGCACTTTTTGAAGAAAAAGGATTGCCAGCACCAAGAACTGCTCCACAAGTTTTTATAGGTAGTCAACATATTGGAGGGTACGAACAATTACTTTCTTATATTGAAACAACCGGATGGAATGGAACAGGCGAAAGTTTAGGATAATATATGTTATTAGAAGCAACTTATAAAGAAGGCGATACAATTAGTTTTAAAACTGTAGCAGGTGAAGAAGTAATTGCTCGCTTACTAAAGAAAGAAAAAGATTCAATGAAAGTTAAGAAGCCAATGGCTCTTACTATGACTAAAGACGGAATTGGCATGGTGCCATTTACCTTTACTGTTGGACGCGATAGTGAACTAGATATTAATCTATCAACTATTGTGTTTATTGCTAAGACTGAAAAAGGAATGGCAGACCAATACATTGAATCAACAACCGGCATAAAGATTAACTAAAAGGAGATAAAGATGTCAGAACAATCAATTCATGAACAAATCGTAGGAATGTATGAAACGTACATTGCTGAGAACGAAAAATTTGAAGGCGGCACAAAAGCGTCAGCGGCAAGAGCTCGTAAAGCATTAGGCGAAATGGGTAAACTTGCAAAAGCAAAACGTGCTGAGATTCAAGAAAAAAAGAACAATATGTAATAAATATTACAGGGCGTAGATTTATTTTACGCCCTGTATACACAGAAGGGCATTAAATGATTAAACAGGGCAAATTAAAATGGTACAATCACGTTAAAGGATATGGTTTCATATCACGTGATGAAGGTCAAGCAGACTTGTTTGTACACATATCAGAGTTCAGAAAATCAGGTATTAAAAAAGTTGTTGAAGGTATGGTTGTTGAATATACTATAGACGATCATAACGGAAAACCTGTAGCTATCGATGTTAAAGTAATCCATACACCAGAACAGTAAGAAAGGAATAGTCCAGTGGGCATAATTGAAAGTTTATTTGTGCTTTGGGGACTGTTCATTAAACACGCGATTGCGGATTTAGCAATACAATCTTTCAGAACACCAGGAGACAAAAGTAACCTTAAAAATCCTAAGGGTTGGATACATGCATTTGATCATTCTGCACTTACTTTTATAGTAATAATTCTAGCAACATTAAATTTTAAAAATGCAATACTTATCGCACTATTAGATTACGTTTTACATTTCTTAATTGATTATGTCAAAACAGTTATAATCAAAAAGTACAAATGGAACGTAGATAGTAGAAAGTATTGGATAGCACAATCAGTAGATCAAATGGCACACTTTACTTGCTATTTAATTTACGTTCTTCTCTTGACATCTACCTAAAAAGACTGTATAAATATATATGTAACGTTGAAGCAATTCAAACGCTATACAGGACTCGGGGGCAGTACCCGACAGCTCCACCATAAACACATTAAGCACACACCAACTAGTGTGCTTATGATGGGGCTGAACTAGGATCGACTGGTAGTTAATAG